TGAGATACTAGCAACTCTTCCTGATTGGTATCAGTATTTATTATATATTGCTATATCTGCATCATTTGGAATAAAGGGTGTAGGTCAAGCAGCAAAGATGCTAAAGAAAGGCAAATAACATGAAAGGTTACACCATAAAGGGTGGTCATAAAAGACCTACCAAAAAAGGTGCAGGTATGACTAAGAAAGGTGTAGCCAAGTATCGTAGAGAGAATCCGGGCAGTAAACTTAAAACTGCAGTAACAGGTAAAGTTAAAAAGGGAAGTAAAGCAGCTAAAAGAAGAAAGTCATTTTGTGCAAGAAGTGCTGGGCAAATGAAGAGATTTCCTAAAGCAGCAAAGAATCCTAACTCAAGATTAAGACAAGCTAGAAGAAGATGGAAGTGTTAATGCCAATAAAAGCCTTGACATTTTTGAAGATTTCTGCTATAATTAGTAAAATAGGAAATTATTTCTATATGAAGCACGTTAAAATAATACGTGACGAACAAAGAAAAAGAGGACTTAGACTGTGAACTTAGAAATATTAAGACAAGAAATTGAAGCTGACGAGGGATGTAAATATGAAACATACCACTGCAGTGAAGGTCATTTGACTGGGGGAATAGGACATTTGATAACCGAGTGGGATGAAGAGATATATTCAGGTCCTATTGGTACACCTATACCTGAAGAGCAAGTTAAGAATTGGTTTGATAGAGATGTACAACAGTCTATAAACGATTGTATATCATTGTTTGATAACTTTGACAAACTTCCTGAAGATATACAACACGTATTAACAAATATG